GCAGTAACAGCACTCTGATCGGGTCTAAGAGAACTAATTACCTTACACGCATCGTTTATAAATTCTATCCATTGATTCTCTGTAACCCTAACTCCATCGGCATCTTTTTCACCATTAGTATAAGTAATCGGATCATTATATAACGATGAAACAAATTCTATAATTTCATATGCTTGAGTACCCATTACTACCTCCGATATTCATTATTCAAGAATCGTATAAGGAAATCTGTGAACCTTTTTAATTCGATACCTGATTTGTTCTCCTTCTTTAATGGGTTCCATGTGATACTCTACTGATCTCTCTACTACTCCCTTAATCAATTCCTTAGGAATCCTAACCGGCTTATCTCGTGGAATATAATAAGATTTTCCGTTCAAGCCAAGGAAAATATATGGCAAATCTTGCTCGTTTCGTGCATGGAAAATAACTTTTACCATATCCTTGTCTTGATTTATCGGTTCCAAATCACCGTCTTCGTTTATTTCTTTTGCTTCATCCAGTCTGTCCTTCAATAAGTGCTCTCGAAGAGCGGTAATCATAGCTTTTCTTGTTTTGTTTTCTATAGTAAGCCCAAACTCAGCTATCAAAGCCATAAGCTGAGCGTCACTCATTTTTTGAAAATCTGTTCGAGTTTTTAATTGTTCGATTTCTTCTTTAGATATTTCAGTACTTGAAGCTTTTTTCTCTTCTTGCTCTTGTTCTTGTTCAAATTTTTCTTTTTCCTCCATATTCCCCTCCGTTTTATTTAGTTTTTAGAGGGGGAAACAAGTCCCCCTCTTTATTAATTACTAGCTCAAGTCATCAGTGCAAGCTACCTCAGCCACAGCCATCCACGCATCATTGAGTATGACCGTGGTCTGCATAGCTTTCCAGCTAACGTGTCCCCTTTGAGCCAAGGGATCGGAATCGCTCGGAGTAGGATTCACTACCATAGGCACAATAGCGTTTTTCCCTTTCAACGGAACAATTCCGTAAGCGTCCCTGGCTATATAAATAATGGGATACACATCAGCATTAGACCCGGATGTACTAATCACATTTGTTCCACCCGTAGCACCCGCATCAGGATAAGGTTCACAGATCGTGCTAAGAATATAACGAACATCGCCAATCTTACCTATTTCGCCTTCCCAAGGAGACACCGTCCCATACTTTTCAGCAGGAGTAAACCCGGTAGCGTTCCTAATATCATACTCAAGATCCGGGTGACACACAGCAATAAACGCGGGAGCTATTGGTTCAGTACCATACGCAGGTGTAGAACGAACAATGCTGGTAATAGGCTTTGCAAGGTTCCTCTTCAAAGCCCTAACAACCTTTCTTTGCAATCCAACAGTAAACACCGTATTCACATCAGAACGAGCACTACCATTAGCATAAAATACATTCGAGCACGCCTTAAGAATATTAAAACGAGCCTTTTCCAAAATCACTGCAGCCTGCTCACCCAAAACCTCTACAGCTTCCTTAAGAACAGGATCCTCATGGGTATCCATAATAACATCACTAATAGTTACCAAAGAGCCATACTGAGTGAGAGTTGCAGTGATGTCCTGCTTTGCCAAGTTAATTGCCGTAGGGGTTACTCCCTCGGTCAATTCGGCATTAACAGGATCCATATGGGTATAATTATAATACCCATAAGGCGTAAAATCTGCTCCACCCATATCAAGAAAGTACCGTCTAAAGCTAATGCTCTTGGTACTATTCTTAGGCAGAGGCTTTGCCTGACCAAATTTCTCGAAAACGAGGTAAGGCATACCTCGCTTCAAAAGTTCCTTTACAACATAAGCACTGGTACGAGGACTAATATCCAATCTGTTACTTTCGGCTTAACGCCTACTGACCAGTATTGCTACTGGCGGGGAGGCGCTTCAACCTCCCTCTCGTGGTTTCCCACGAGTTCAGACTGTCGCTTCACCCTCTCGGGTGCCCCCTCGCTCAGTCGTTGCACCCGCTCTCCCTTCTTGAGCTTGCGTAATAATTGATACGCCTCCTCACGAAGGGATAGTTCCTCCTCTGAAAGACGTTTCTTACCAAAAGAACAACATCGAAAAAACTCTAATAAAACTTCAGCTTCTTTTTTCTTAATAATCAAATAAGGCAATACCGTTTCCAATAGATTTATAATCAGTTTCCGCTTCACTATTTGCCACGCGTAAAACGTCTTTCCAGAAGGAGAAACGCGTTGCTCCGTATATACCTTTCCACCAAAATACAGGCAACAGAAATCTAACACTTCTCTGTTTGTATTCTTAACAGATACCATGGGAGCATAAACAACCCGACCACTTTTTCGTTTGCACTTTCTAATTCCCATATATCCTTCTCCGTCTATAATACCGGCAATATACGGAACAACCGCTTGGTAAGGGTTACCATAGGACGTAACACGTCCCTTAGGCGTTCCCTTTATCAGAGGGGGTTTTACTACGGCCATATTCCATAACCGTAGGTTGTCGCCATAATATCTTCCTCCTTTGGTTAAACAGTCATTTAAAGGTTCATAACCTCGGTTTCATGACTGCTACCAAATGAGGGCCTAAATGGTATCCTCGTAGCAGGTGAAACCACCCACTAAACCTATTTTCTCCATGCATCACGAAGGGAGGCATAATGCCTTATCCCTCTTCATTCAAAGCTTCTTCCCAAGCTGCATCAAAATCATCTTTGGGTATCTCCGGAGCAGGAGGCCCAGGAGAATGACTCGATACAGCTTTTGCTTGTGATAATCGTTCTTTTGTCTTCTCTTCTTCTTTCTTTTGTTTTTCGTAATACTTATAAAATTCTTCTAAAAGCTCTAGTACTTCGTCTGTTGTTCCATTTACATATATCCGTTGATACCTTAGCTTTTTAGAAGGAGATTGAATACCTTCAATAAACTTATACACAGCTCCCGAAGCAACATGAGTCTCAAAATCCGGAAAAACACTCTTTATTGTTTTCCAATGAATATCTTCATCCGCGTCTTTAGATTCTTCAGATTTCTCTTCAATGTCTTCCTTTACCTTCTCTTTTGTTTCTTCTTTTTGTTTTTCTATTTGTTTTATCTTTTCATTCACCATTTTCTCAGCAATTCGAGTAGCCATACGCTTCATCGCTCGTTTCATTGGAGCGATAAGATCAGGAAAATCTTCCATTAAACTTTTAAGATCCGGATCATCTTCTTCTTCGTCTTCATCGGACTTAGCTTCCTCTTTCCCTTTCTCTAATGCCTCGATTCTTTTATTGAGAGCCTCCAATTGCTCTAATGTTTGAGCTAGTTTTTGTTCTGCCTCTTCTTTTTGTTGATTAGCTTTTTTAATCCTTCCTTCCCAAGAAGACATTTTGTGTTGCATTTTCTCTAATTCAGCCTCAAGCTCTTTTGCTCGTTGCTCCCAATCTACTTCTTGCACTTCTTGGGAAGAATCCTCTTGTTTTTCTTCCTGAGGAGTTGTTTCTTTCTCTTTATCCTTAGATTTCTCGTTAGATAATAAATCACTTTGAATCCTGGTATTATCAGACTCATCTTCTAAAATTGCCTCATTAAAAGCATCATCAAATTCTTTTTCAAGATCTCTTTCTTTTTCTTCCATAGCCCCTCCTTTAATAATAGCCTCCAGTGTATTCCCCTTTTATTTCTTTTTTCTCAAAGGCTTGAACCAAGCCTCTTAATTCCCGTATACCTCCTTGCAACTTGTAAATTTCTTTATCTTCTGCTGTTTCTAAAGAAACTTGAAGCTCACTTATACGAGACTCAATATATTCTTTCCACAACTTAAAAACAGGATGAGCAACATATTCAGATAGCTTTGTTATACTCTTAAATGAGTCCACGGTTCTCTCCTTGAATCTCCTTTAAATCTTCCGGTTGTAGCTGTTGAGGTTGCAGTATTTGTTGCGCGTCTTCATCCGTAACATGCCCACTACTCTTAGCTTTAAGTAATTCAAGATTCATTCTAAATCTACGCTCCTCTTGTTGTTGTTGTGCTATTTGCTGTTCAAGTTGTCTTACTTCGTTTTCATCACGCAAAATATCTAAATCATCTAAATCTAAATTTTCAAACAAAGATCTCAAAAGCTTATCTCGTTTAATATACAAAGCATCTTGTGGATTTGAAGTAATAGCTAAGATTTGATTCAAAGCCTCTAATCTAACCTCTTTTGCAATCAAACTCGATGATCCTTTCGCAATAACACTAAAGTCTCCTTTAATGTCTTGTTTGGGATTAAAATCCATATTCCAATGATACAAAGCTGTAATAAATGGCTTAGTAATTCCATCATCAAAATTTTTAATCTGATCCTTTAGTGTTATATTAGCTGCACCCATTAACATAGATAATCCTGTTGCTGTACGTGCTGCTGCGCCTCGTATCTGAGTAGCTTCTCCAGCCAAGTAACGAGGAATCGATGTTATTTCATCTGTTAATTGAATAAATAATTCTACCATACGCATATATTCTACAGTATGTGCATCTAAATTATATACCTTAATCGCCGGGGAAGCAGCATCCGCTCCTCTGCCTACCCTACGAAAAACTCGAAACGGATAAACATCTGTTGGGTCTTCATCAGGAGCTAATAAATGCTCATTAGCCTCTATAATAGGGCCAGCAGCAATTGCAGCATTATCTATCATTGCCCTAATAGAAGCATTAAGCAATGATTGGGTATCTCGCATAATAGCAGGAATACCAATTCCCCATATACTCGTCTCATCCTTCTCATAATAATACCAAAAATACGGTATATCGACTCCATCAACTGGGGCAAGAATAATCTTTATAATCATATTACCTAAAAGCCAAACATTAACAGCAACTTCCAATCCATACTTTTCTTCATATCCTTCAGGCAATTCAACACCTGCTTTTTTAACCTCATCAGTACTCAAATACCCCCAATACTCCAAAACATCATATCTTTTACTTTTAACCACACCCACCGATTCAGGGCCAGAAGCTATATTGCGCAATTCGGTTTCATAAGACTTGAATTCAGCGTCCCCATCAGGGTATAATCTCATATAAGCCTTAATAGCATCTCCTCTAAAATCACTACGATTTGCTAATCGTTGCAACTCGAATCTATTCATTGCATGTCTTTGAAAAACATATTGCAATTGTTCAGGTGTACGAGCATTCATATCAGGATAAATATCCCAAATAGACACATATTCAACCCAAGGTAAAATCTTAGGTATATCTATAGAAGCCCATCCATTTTGTCCTTTTATCCATCTCTTAACTTTTTTCTCCATTACAAGAGGCCCCTTTAAAATTCCTGTACCATATAAATTTCCGCTTCTTATCACAGATCGAATAATATTTCGATATTGTACCTCGGCTAATTGATCATCCATTTCTTTTTCCATTTCTTTACATCGTCTATGAGCCTCTTCGTTTATCATTCGTTTTAATTCATCAATTGTAAGATTCTCTAAGCCTTGTTGTTTTAATTGCCCCTGAATTTGCTCTAAAATAGGAGGAGATAATTCAGGTACAGGGGTAGGAATTATCCCCCAATTCTTTTCCTTTGTAGCAGGAAAAAGCATATCAGTCATTCGAGACGTAACAGCTTTAACTTTAGCTTTAGTAATACTCATAAAAGCTTTAGATCGTTTGGGATGTATCTTAGATAGAATCTCTGGTTCATATTCCCCACGATATTGTCGAAGATCTTTTAGCCACTCTAATTCCTTCATCCTTCTGTCTTTTTCAGCATCCGCAAAAAGACTTTTAAGATACATTCCTAATTCAGATGTATATTGAGATAATAAAGCAGCAGCCTCTGCTTCTTTTTTCTCTTCTGCTTTTAAAGCTTCATCAAAGCTTTGTTCAAATATATTTTCTTCTGTTTGTTTTTGAGCTTCAAATTCTTCTTTGTTTACCATATTAATACCCCGCTATTGCGTCTGCTATTGTTCCTTCTGTATAGCTTCGTGATCGTTCCTTGGTTATATATTTCAAAGATAATCCTTCCATAGCTTCCATAGCTGCGTATTGCAAAGCCTCGTGAACATGGCTATATATATTTTTATCCCAATTTTCCCTGTATCGTTCACTTAAAGATGATAATGTTCGTATTCTTTCGTAATGAAAATGAGAAATAAACCCTTTTCGTAAATACTTGCATCTAGGGCTTAGCAAAAAACCATTTTGCTTTCTTAACCAATACACCACAGCTTCTTTTCGAGCTAATCGATTATTGGTTTTACCAACCGTAACAGCACCAGGAAAATGCTTCTCTACAATTTCTGCTGCTGATTTTGCATCATTTTGGCTTCTTACTACTGCAGCAGGATCTAATACTAAGATATAATTCATATTATGATATCTATTTATAAGAA